AACCCGGCATTTGAACAAATCCCGGCGCTGATGCGCCTTGGCGCGGACAGCCTGCGCCGAAACATTGTGGTGAGCTAATGGCAACGACAAACGGCAATCGCGCGATTCTTGACCTCAAGCGTTGGGAGTTCTGTGCGCCAGCGCCGATCGCGACAGCAGCGGGCTCGTTTATCGCCAGCAGCCGGCATTACCGCCAGCGCCAGTTGTACGTCGCCAATGCCACCACCCATTACATTTATGACCCAGCCGAGGACGGATGGGCACAGATCCCGTCTGGCGCTTTAGCCGGCACGTTTGCGGTCGGCGCGTGCGGCACCGCTACCGCAATCGGCCCGTCCGGCACGGCAACGGCAGGGACGACCAGCACCATCACCACCAACCTGACGCTAACGCAGGATTTGCGCGGATATTCGATCCACATCACAGGCGGTCCAAACGCTGGCCTGACAACGCCGATCCTGTCCAACACGACAGGCGCCAATTCGGTAATTACCGTGGCGACGCAGGCGTCCGCGTTTACGGTAGCCACGACCTACCGTCTGCTCACTCCGCGCTGGTACGTCCTGAATGCCATCACGGCAGCCGGCACGACTACGGCCAACGTTTTCAAATACTACGATTTGGCCACCAACACATGGGCAGCCGCTGAGACCGGCGCAACGGACGGCATTGCCCCTGCTGCCGTCATTGGCACCGACAGCAAACTGATTTGCACGCCGTCGTGGCAGGGTTCTGGTTACAAGTCGTTTGCGACCGGCACCGCAACGGCAGGCGGCGCATCCACGCTGACCAATTCCGCAAAAACGTGGACCGTCAACCAGTGGACCAATTCGCAGGTCCGCATTGTCAGCGGCACTGGCGCGGGCCAGATTCGCACCATTGCGTCAAACACGGCGACCGTGCTCACGACCTCTGCCGCGTGGACCACGAACCCGGACGCAACCTCGGTCTACAGCATCGAGGGCAATGACGATTTCATTTACTACATGGGCAGCAACGCTGTGACGCTGTACCGCTACAGCATCAGCGCCGGCACATGGACGACGCTAAGCCCTGGCGTTGCACGCGCTGCTGCGCCCGGCGCCGGCATGTCCGGCCATTGGATCTGGGAAACGACTAATTCCGCTTGGAACAATGAGTCGGCCATTTTGTCGGGTCGGTATATTTATTCGTTTCGAGGCGGTGCCGGCGCGGTTCTCGACCGCTACGACATTGCAGGCAACACATGGACCAATGCGCTTACCTATGCGCCTGCGACAGAGACGTTTACTACCGGCACCAAATGGACGTACCGGGAAGATTATCTCTACGCGCAGAAGGACGCGACCGGTCGATGGCTTAAATACAACATCGTGACCGGTGAACAAGGCGGCTGGTCTGTGATGACGTACACGCAGGGCGCGGCCATTGCTGGCGACACGTCGTTTGACGTGCATTACGCGGACGGAGCCACCGAGATTGATTACGTCTACATGGTCCTGAACACCAGCACCGTCATGCTGCGCTGTATGGTGATTTGATGAACGCCACCGATTTGATCGAGCAGGCGCAGCGGTGGCTGGCGCGGCAGACCCAGCTGCGAGCCGAGGCGGAGCGATTGGGCGATGCGCAGTCTATCGCTGCAATTGATGCCGAAATTGCGGAGACCGAGTCCACGATTGCGCAGCTGCAAACGCTGGAGTAACCCATGCTGTTGACGCTGCTCCAGAGCGTAACGACTCCGGTGCCGCCAGTCGTTGTCCCGACCAAGGTCGGTGGCGACGATGTTCCGCGAATCGAAATATGGGAAACCAGACAGGCCAGGCGTAAGGCGCGCGAAGTCAGGCGCTCGATTGACATTCTGCGCGAGGAATTGCCGCAGGAAGTCGAAGTCGAGGCGCTGCCGCCGATTCCGATTCGGGTCGATAGCCCGGACTGGTCGGCCTACCTGCGCCAGTTAAGCGACATCGAGCAGCAGCTGCGCATCGTGCGCGAGCGACTGGCGGAACAGGACGACGAAGAGGTTTTGTTGCTGTTATGAGAACTCGATACATCCAGCATCCCGAGACCGGAGAGCTAATTCTGGCCGAGGACTACCGCGCTCCGCACCGGCCGACGTTCTACGTTCAGCCCGATTTGCCCGACTATGAGAGCCCGATCGACGGGCGCGTGGTGCATGGCCGCGCAGGCCGGCGCGAAGACCTGCGGCGCAGCGGTTCGCGTCCGTATGAGGGCCGCGAGGTTGAGGCGCGCGAGGCAGCCCGAGTGCGCAGGAATCACGAGGCGGCTCAGGAACGCGCAATTGAGCGCACCGCGCAGGCGGTCTTGGCCAACATGTCCCCAGAGAAAAAACGCGCCCTGATGCGCGGAATGTGAGGTAGCAAATGGCGTTTACCGAAGCCCAGTTGATCGCAGAGGCCGACCCCGCCGGCACTGCTCGCACTGTTGTTTTTGACAATTTCATCCCGGTTGGCACCACCCTGACTGACGTTTATGCGGTCGGTGTGGTGGCGCCTTATGCGGGCCGCAGCCGCTGGGTTCAGCTGTCGCAGACTCGCACGCCTGCGCAGGCCTGGAGCGATGTTCAGGCCGCATTGGCCTAAGGAGATTTCATGCTCGGAAACGAAGGCGCAACCGCCGAAGTTGAGAACGCAGCCGAGGCCGAAGCGCCCCGGACAATGGAAGAAACAATTCGCGAAACCCTGCACAGCATCAGGGACCGTGGCGACAGCGAGCCTGTAGAGGCCGAGGACGAAGTCCCGGAAACGCAGGCCGAGGCAGAGCCTGAGCCGGAAACGGAATCAGCCCGCCCGGCGCCCAACACATGGCGCAAGGATGTGGCTGCGAAATGGGCCACGTTGCCGCCAGAAGTGCAAGCCGAGGTCGAACGCCGAGAGTCCGACTTCCACAAAGGCATCGAGAAATACAAAGCCGCGGCGCAGTTTCAGGACGACGTTCAGAAAGCCGTGGCGCCGTATGTGCCGACGTTTCGTTCGCTTGGCATATCGCCTGCGGAAGCCATTCAAGGCCTGATGTCGACCGATGCGGTTCTGCGCAACGGAACGCCGCATGAAAAATTGGCCACGTTCCAGTCGCTGGCTCAGCAGTACGGCATCGACCTTGGGCAGGCACAGAGTTTTCAGGGCGCAGATCCACAGGTGTCTGCGCTTCAGCAACAGATTCAGCATCTGCAGAGCTATCTGCAGCAGCAAGAGACCAAGGGCCAGCAGGCTGAGCAGGCAGCGGTTAACACCGAGATCGCCCGTTTTGCCTCTGATCCAAAGCATGGGCACTTTGATCAGGTTCGAGAGCACATGGCTGCGCTTCTACAAGCCGGCCTTGCCAAGGACTTGTCCGATGCCTATGCGCAGGCTGTCTACGCCAACCCCACGACCAGAGCCGCTGTTCAACAGCAGCAGGCCAAGGCGTCGAAAGGGAGCGCGGCACAGGCGGCCAAGGTGGCAAAACAGGCGGCGAGCGTGAATGTGCGCTCAAGACCCGCAATGGCACCTGAAATGGCCGCCGGCCAAACAATGGACGAAACCATTCGTGCCACCCTGAGACGCCTCAGGGGCGCGTAATCAACTTTTTTTAGGAGTTCACCATGCCTTCACCCGGACAGGGCTACGCTGCTGGTGCGTTCAACGTGTTCAGCGAACTGGTCGCCACGACCTATCGCCTGCACTCGAAGGACGTTGCCGACAACGTGTCCAAACACAACGCTCTTTTCCGTCGCTTGACCGAGGCCGGTAAAATCCGCCTTGAAGATGGCGGCCTTTCCATCGTGCAGCCGCTCGAATATGCGGCCAACAGCACCTACACCCGGTACTCGGGCTTCGACGTTCTGGCGATCAACGCCGTTGACGTGCTGAGCGCCGCCGAATATCCGTGGCGTCAGGTGGCCGTGAATGTTGCGATTTCCGGTCTGGAAATGCGCACCAACAGCGGCGAGGCTCGCATCATTAATTTCGTGAAAGCGAAGATTAAGAATGCGCAGAACTCGCTGGCCAACGGCCTGTCGGTCGACCTGTACAGCGACGGCACTGCTGCCAACCAGATGAACGGTCTGCAGGCGCTTATCGCCGACGCTGGCACCGGCACTGTCGGTGGCATCAACAGCAGCACCTACAGCTTCTGGCAGAACGTGGTCCAGTCCGCTGGCGCCCCGCTGCAGGGTGGTTCTGCGATTACCCCGAGCGCGTCCACCATCGAGTCGCTGATGCTTCCGCTGTGGATTCGCACGACCCGTGGCAATGACACGCCGGACCTGATCGTCATGAGCGACGATTACTTCACGTTCTTCGAGCAGTCCCAGACCAGCCTCAAGCGCTACACCAGCGACGAGGATGGCCGTGGCGGTATGCTGAGCATGAAGTACAAGACCGCTGACGTCTTCTTCGACAGCTCGGGCGGCATTCCGGCCGCGCACGCCTACTTCATCAACACCGACTATTTGGATCTGGTGGTTCACCAAGACGCCAACATGGCGATGTTGCCCGAGGTGGAATCCATCAACCAGGACGCCATGGTCCGCACGATCATTTTTCAGGGCAACCTTGCCCTGTCGAATCGTTCGCTGCAGGGCGTGATGAAGGCTTAAAGGAGCAACATCATGACAACCGCTGCCTCCATGTTCTCTGTCTGTGGCACTCAGGCCATCGGCAACTGGAACACCCCCGACACCACTCAGCGTCACCCGCTGGGCACCATCATGAACGTGGTCGACCCGTACTGGGGCGGTCAGGAACTGATCTACCTTCAGTTCTCGTTCACCACCGGCACGCCGCTGCGCACTGGCGCCGTTTTGGCGTTCGATACCGCCACGTCGTTCATTGCGACGCTGGTGGCGAACACCGCCAACCTTGGCAAGTCGCTGGCGTTCAACCTCAACGCGATTCCCTCCGCCAACGCGACCGGCACCTACTACCTGTGGGCTGTCGTTAGCGGTTCCTGCCCGGTGTGGAGCTCTGCGTCGGTTGCTGCTGACACGGGCATTGGCATCGTGGCTGCTGGTCAGGCGGGCGCTCAGGCCGCAGGCAAGCAGATCGTCAACTGCCGCAACACCAAGGCTGCGACCACTACCGTGGCCAAGGCGAACACCGTCACTCAGAACGGCTCGCCGATTCTGAAGGTGTCCAACACTGACGGCTGGTTCGTCGGTGGCTCGGTGTCCGGCACTGGCATCACGACCTCGCTGATCACCGCCATTGATCCGGACAACCGGACCGTGACGCTGGCCAGCAACTCGTCCGCCACCGGCTCAGTGACTGCTACTCAGACGAACAACGACGGCACGAACTACTTCAACACCGTCACTTGTGATCGTCCGTTCGCTCAGGGTGCTATCACCTAAGATTGCCGTTGGCAGTCACAGCGGGGGCTTCGGCCCCCGTTGTTTTTTTCAATCCAAAGCGCAACCGCAGAGGAATTATGGAATCACGAATCCCGTACTTTGATTTTGTCCAGCGTGAGCATGGCGTTGATTCGGAGCAATCCGAAGAGGCCGGCTACGAAGTCCCGAAAATCGTCACGTTTATCCGAATCACTCCGCACGGACATCGCGGAGATCCGATGGAGTTTTTCGCAGACGAGTTTATCGAGCGCAAAGGCCTTGAGGCCCGGGCGGGTCGATATGAGCATTCATGGGTTGCCCGATTCAAAGACGGTTTGGCCGAGTTCCGCGAGGGGAGAGAACTGCCGCGCGAAGGCACGCCGCTGCTGACGTGGGAACGAATTCTGAAAAGCCGCCGCGAGCAATTGGCCGCGCGGTTTCCGACAATTGAAGATTTGGCGGCATGCCCGGATTCGAACCTGGGCGAGATTGGTCTTGATGGGCGCGTGTTGCGAGACATGGCGCGGGCTGAGATTCAGGCCAAAAAGGATTTAGAGCCGGTGGTGCGCGAGCTCGCCGTGGCTAAAGAAGAAAACCGGCAGTTGCGTGAGCAGCTGCAGAGACTCGAGGCGCGGTTTGACGCGCTCGAGGACGACAAACCTAGACGCGGGCGACCGCGACTGACTGACGAGGCTGCGTGATGGCACTGAATTGTCTGCAGATCATCCAGAGTGCATGCCGGCGCATCGGGATTTTGAGCCCGAATACCGCAGTCACGAGCACAGATCCGCAGATAATTCAGCTAGTGGAAATGTGCAACGAGGAGGGCCGAGAGCAGGCCTCACGTTACGCATGGCAGGCTTTGCAGCGAGAGGCGACGTTTCCGACCGTGGCGGTCGAATTGCAAATCTCGCTGGCGGCCATCACGCAGGGCTTTGAGTACATCGTCAACAACACGATCTGGAATCGCGACCTGCGCCGCCCTGTTTACGGCCCAGACAGCGAACAGGACTGGCAGAAGGCCAAGGCCACGCAAATCAACGGCCCGTTTAACCGGTTTCGGATCATCGGGAGCAGTATTTATTTCTACCCCGTCCCGACTGCAGGCCAAGATTGCTATTTTGAATACCTGAGCAATTTCTGGGCAGCCGACACCAACGGAAACGGTTCAGCGGTTTTCGAGAACGACACCGATGTCACGGTGTTGGACGACCAGCTGGTGATCCTCGGCACGGTGTGGCGCTGGAAGGCGGCCAAAGGCCTGGCTTATGCCGAAGACTTCCGCAAGTACGAGGCCAGATTGCTCGACGTCCAGAACCGCGACGGTGGCAAACCCACCCTCACCATGACCGGGGCCAAGTACGACATTAATCCGGTTGTAATTGTGCCGGCCGGCAGCTGGAGTTACTGATGCGCCGACCGGCAATTCGCCAGCAGGTATCCCGCACGCTGTCTGTCCCAGCGCCTGTTGGCGGATGGAACACGCGCGACATGTTGGCCGAAATGAAGCCAAACGAGGCGGTGATCCTCGACAACATGTTCTGCCTGACTAGCTCGGTTCGTGTTCGCCCCGGCAGCGTCGATTACGTCACGGCGATTCCGGATGACGCTCATACGCTGATGGCCTACAGGTCTATTACCGGCACCTCGAAATTGTTTGCCGCTGCTGGAACCGAAATTTACGACGTCAGCGTAGCCGGCTTGTGCGGGTCTCCGGTGCTGGCCGGGCTGTCAAACGACGATTGGCAGCACATCATTTTCGGCACGTCCGCCGGCAATTACATGATTGCGGTCAACGGCGCGCACCTGCCTATCATTTACAACGGATCTGCGTGGGGAAACATTTTCTCCGCGACGTTCAGCAACGCCATTTCTGGCGGCGGCCTCACCAGCGTTGGCACGCTCTGCACCTGCGTCATGACCAACCCGCACAACATGCACACAGGCATGTCGATCACCGTCAGCGGCGCGTCTCAGACGGCCTACAACGGCACGTTTGTTATCACGGTCACAAACGCCACCACGTTTACCTATGTGGCCCTATCCGTTCCAAGCGCAACCCCAGCGACGGGCAGCCCATCCGCCGTTCCGACCGTCAACTTTGCGATCACCGTCGCCAACCCGCTTAATTTCATCGCCATCACGCAGCACAAAAACCGCATTTGGTTTGCCGAGAAAGACACGCTTAAGGCGTGGTACATGGGCACAAACGCGATCGGTGGCGCAGCTGCTGCGTTCGACCTGTCTGCGCTGTTCTCGCGCGGCGGTTATCTGATGGCTCTCGGCACATGGACGCTCGATGGCGGCGCCGGCCTCGATGACCTGTTGGTTTTCGTGACCAGCGAGGGGCAGGTGGCTGTCTACCGTGGCACAGATCCAGCGGTGGCGGCAAACTGGACGCTGGTCGGCGTCTACATGCTGGCCCAGCCAATCGGCAGGAATTGCCTGCAGAAGTTTGGCGGCGACCTGCTGATGCTGACGCGCCAGGGCATGTTGCCGTTGAGCAAGGCGCTGATTTCTGCGGACGTTACCGACCGCATGACCGCATCGGACAAAATCGCGCAGACGTTTTCCGATTACGGAACGCTGTATGCCGCAAACGATGGCTGGCAGCAGGTGCTGTTTTATGAAGAGAACGCGCTGCTGGTCAATGTGCCGGTGTCGATCGACGTCAGCTATCAGCTGGTGATGAACACGACGACCGGCGCGTGGTCACGGTTTACTGGTTGGAATGCTCGGTGCTGGGAAAGGTTTGAATCCGGCATTTATTTTGCCGCCGGGGACAAGGTGGTGCAGGCGTGGACCGGCAACACGGATTCGGGCGCGCCGATTTCGTTTGAGGGGCTGCAGGCCTTTACCTACGCCAATGCGCCGACGCAGCTGAAGCAGGTCAAAATGCTTCGGCCAATTATCGCAACGGAAAGCCAGCCAAACATTTTGCTCGGGGTCAACGCCGACTTTGATACCAGCGCGCCAACCGGGATTCCGACATTCGTTCCGGCCACCGCCGGCCTTTGGGACACTGCCGAGTGGGATTTGGATTACTGGGGCGGAGATCAGGTGATTCGGCGAGAATGGCAAACGGCCTTTGCCATGGGCTACTCGTTCGCTGCGCACATGGTCGGAACCATTAGCGCTAGTTCATTCAACTGGATTTCAACGGACTATGTGGTTGAAGGCGGGGGCGTGATATGACCGACGAAAAACTGCGCGAGCTGCTGCAGCGGGCAATTGATCGAAGCCTCGGCGTGGTCTCGGTGGACGACGTACTGGAGCGGGTTCAGGCCGGCAGGCTAGCGCTGTGGTTCGCCGAAAACAGCGTGGCGGTTAGCGAACTAAACCGACTGCCGCAAAAGACGGTGGTCAATGTCGTGCTGGCCGCCGGAGAATTAGAAGAGCTGCGTGGTGTCATGCGCGACATCGAGGCCTACGCCCAGTCGGTAGATGCTGCCTTGGTAACGATTGTTGGCCGTCGTGGCTGGGGCCGGGTGCTTGGTTATGTCGAAACGGCATCGCTGATGTCGAAACCTGTGGGGATGTGAAATGAGCGATTTATTCGACAGCATTTTTGGTGGTGGCCCGGATACGCCAGAGCCTCCGGACTATCAGGCGTTGGCGGCCCAGCAGGCAAACCTAAATCGTCAGTTTGCTCAGGAAGCCACGCAGGCGAACCGCCCAGGGCAGGTCACGCCGTTTGGCTCCGTCAACTGGACGCGCGACGCCAAAGGAAACTGGACGCAGACGACCACGCTTTCGCCCGAGCAAAAGCGCCTGCTTGATGCGCAGAACAAAGCCAGCCAGCAGATGGCGCAGAACTTTGGCTTTTTCGGCGGCAAAATCAACCAAGCCTTCAAAAATCCAATCACCGCGCGAGACCTTCCGGCATCGATGATCAACGCTGGCGAGACCGGCCAGCAGGCGATTATGCGCCGCCTAGCGCCCGAGATTGCCCGCGACCGCGCTGCCCTACAGCAGCAGCTGGCAAACCAAGGCCTGCCCCCGGGCAGCGAGGCATACAACAACGCCATGTCGTTGCAGCAGCAGCAGGAAAACGACCTGCTTAGCCAAGCGGCGCAGGCCGGCATCAAAATCGGACAGGACGCGCAGAACCAGCAGTTCCTGCTGAAGAACTCGATCGCCATGCAGCCTTACAACATGGCAGACGCTGCGTTTGGCCTTTACTCAAAGGCTCGTGGCGCGGCTGCGCCGACCATGCCGAGTTTCCCTAATTTCTCAACGCAGGCGCAAACGTCTGGCCCGGACTCGCTGACCGCAGGAACCAATGCGTACAACTCGGCGCTTGGCCAGTACAACGCGCAGGTGGCGCAGGCAAACAAGAATGCGGAAAATCAGGCCAATATGGCGTTGGCCATTTATTCAATGTCCGACGTCAGGGTAAAGGCCGATGTTCTGCGCATTGGCGAAATGCCAAGCGGTTTGCCGGTATACAAGTTCCGATATGTCTGGGACGAACCCGGCACCGAGCGCGTCGGCGTTATGGCGCAGGATGTCGTCGAGGTCATGCCTGACGCGGTCAAAATGAACGACGACGGCCTGATGATGGTCGACTACGCGAGGCTCTGAAATGGCAAATCCGTTTGTGAACTCTGCGATCAACCCGCTGCAGTTTTTTGCCCCCGATGTAGCAGCAGACGCAACGCAGCTTGCTCGTCAGCAGGCGATGGTCGACGCCCTGCGGCAGCGGGCCACGGCAGAAGACCCAACGCAGGTTGTTTCCGGCATCGCTCTGAAAAACTCGCAGCTGGGCCGCATCGCAAGTTCGCTGCTGGCCGACTACAAGCAAAAGGACATCGACCAGAAGCAGGTCGAAATGGCGAAGCGCTATGCGGAGGCGTTGGGCGGCGCTGGTGGAGCCACCACGGGGACCGGTGGTGTCGTCGACCCGGAAACGCTGCGGCAGGCTGCAATCCTCGACGCGGTTTCGCCGGGCGCCGGAAAATCGCTCATTCAGTCGCGCATTGAACAAAGCAAACCTGTGGATGTGGTTCGCACCGCGCAGCAACTGTTCCCTAACGACCCCGTGGCTCAGCAGCAGTACCTGCAGGGCTACGCGCGAAAACAAACGGAGCTCACGCGCACGCCAGGTTCCTACGTCGTTGGCATGGACGGCGAACTGGTCGAAACCCCGATGTCTGCCGCTGACAAGCGCCGACTTGAGTTGCAGGAGCGTTCTACGGCTGCGCAGGAAAGCCGCGCCCAGACTGCGGCTCGTCAGGCTCAGCAGGCGACTGGATCTGGTGGCGGGTTTGGTGGGACTAGCATGGAGGCGCAGGCCAGCAACCGTTATCGCAATCTGTTGATAAAACAGCAGAGGGGCGAGCCGTTGACCCCCGAGGAGCAAGTCGACTTTGGTTTGGCAAAAGGCTTTTTGGAGCGCCCGCAGTTTTTCGGCAATTTAGACACGGGGGTCATGGCCGTTGACAAACGGCTTCTGCCGACTCTGCCGGCTTCCACCCTTGCCCCAATGCCTGCCGGAACGCCTGCTCAAGCCGCCGCGCCCGGCACGCCAGCCGCCGCACCAGCGGTTCCACCGGCTATTGGTGCGCCTCGAGAAGTTGTTGCGCCTAAGCCCAGAACAGAACAGCAGGTGCGGGATAAGGCGCGAGCCGAAGCCGGGCTGGCTTTGCCAAACATCGAGTCTGATGCTGCGCAGTCCATACAGCAGGTCGAGCGCATTTTGAAAGATCCAAACCTCAATTCTCTTATTGGCAATCCAGCAGGCATGCTTACCAAACGGATTCCCGGACAGCCAGCGGCAAACATCAGCGCGGCGCTTAAGCAAATCCAAGGCGGCGCATTTTTGGCCGCAATTCAGAAAATGAAGGGCTCTGGCGCTGTTAGCGAAGCAGAAGGTGCTGCAGCAACGGCAGCCATCACGCGCATGTCAGAATCGCAATCGGTGGATGAGTTCAAGGCGGCCGGTCAGGAATACATCGATATTTTGAAACGAGGCGTGGAAAACCAGCGCCGTTTAGCCGCACCGGAGAACGCGCCTGCCGCTCCCAGCACTGGAGCAAGCCCGTTGACCCCTGAAGAGCAAACAGAGTTAGAAATGCGTCGTCAGCAAATCAAAGAATTAGAAATGCGTCGTCAGCAGTTCAATCAGACCGGGGGGCAGTGATGACGCCACGGGAAGAACTTGAAACGCTTCGCCGCATCAAAGAGCTCGAGGCCAAGGCGCGCCCGACGTTTGAGCAGCGCGTAGCCGCGCAGCCGGCGATTGACCCAACGGCTGACATGTCCGTTACCGAAAAGCTGCTTGCTGGCGCCGGCAAAGGGTTTGTTGATGTCGGGCGTGGCGTGCAGCAGGTTTTCGGCGGAGACCAAGAACTGCAGGCCTTGATTGACGAACAGGCGAGGCTCGACAAGCCGTTGATGGCAACCGGGGCTGGGTTGACTGGGAACATCATTGGCGGCGCCGCAGCGCTTGCGCCAACGTTTGCGATTCCGGGTGCAGGCACGGTCGCCGGCTCAACTGCGTTGGGCGCGATCGGCGGCGGCCTCCAGCCCGTAACGTCAGACCAGAACCGAGTCACCAACATCGCGACCGGCGGCCTGTTCGGCGCTACGGGGCAGGCACTGGGGAATCTGGCGCCTCGCGCACTGTCTGCGGTCACCGCGCCGTTTCGAGAAGGCGGACGCGCTCGAATCATTGCTGAGACCCTGCGAGAGTTTGCAACCGACCCAACTGCGATTGCGCGGGCCGCAGGCAGTCGCGTCCCGGGCGTTGAGATGACGACCGCAGAGGCAACGCGAGATCCTGGCCTTGCCATTCTGCAGCGCGTCGCTCAGTCGGAAAACCCAAGGTTTGCCGGCGACTTGGCGGCGCAGGAGCTGCAGAACATCGCGTCTGCGGCAAACGTCGTCCGAGGCATCGCGCAAACGCCGCAAGCAATGGCCGCCGCCGTAACCGCACGAGAAGCCGCCGCCGCGCCGTACTACGAGCTAGCACGTAATACGACGGTCCGCGCTGATGAAGACCTTGCGCGGCTTATGCGGCGTCCAGAAATCGCCGCAGCATTCCGGCAGGCTCAGGAAAATGCAGCCAATGCCGGTGCTGTCATTCCGGGGAATTTTTATCAACCCGCTCAGCGCGTGCCGGCCGGCTTGTCCGGGTTCAGGGAAGTTCCCGAGCAGTTCGGAGAGGTAAGCGGGGAGACGTTGCACCAGATGAAAATGGCGCTTGATGCGTCGCTATCCTCTGGCCCTCAGCGAGGCATCGCGGGAGCGAACGCCAGAGCAGCCAGATCCGCCAGAGACGATTTCCTCAGCTGGATCGAGGACAGAATCCCCGCCTATCAAACGGCCCGCGAAACATTTGCCGGGGCCAGTCGGCCAATCAACCAGATGGAAACTGGCAATGAGTTGATTCGGAAAATGATTGGCAGCGCTCAAGAGGTCTCGGATTATGACCCTGTGCTAGTTAGCACCGAAAAGTTCGGACGTGCATTGCAAAATCTTGACGATGTGGTCAGAAGCGCGACTGGGCGCAACGAGTTATCTGCGGATGTGCTGACGCCCGCGCAACGGCAGTCTTTGCTTGACGTCAACGATTACCTTGCCAACCGCCAGTTTGTGCAAAACGCCGGTCGCGGCTCGGGCTCGAACACGGCGCAAAACCTTGCAGGCCAAAACTTCATGCGTTCGATTGCCGGTCCGCTTGGGTTGCCGTCGGGTTTCCTCGAATCGCAAGTGGCGGAAAATCTTTCCGCACTGGCGAGCCTTGGGGGCATAGCGCCCTACGAAAGAAACCTTCAGCGAGAACTGGCGGCGGCATTGCTCAATCCTCAGACGGCCTCAGGTGTTTTGCAGGCTGGCATCCCTAGTGGCGCATCGCCAGCCCTGCTTGAGGCGTACACGCGAGCCCTGGGCGCCCTTTCAGTTGGGGCCGGCACGGCGGGTCAGTAGGCGTTTGACGCGGCCTTCTGGGATTAACGGCAAAATGACAAACCGGGACAGCACGCCAGCGATAAAAAACAGGGCGAGCGCGACGAGCGGTTTGATCAACAACGACAACAGAAACGGCGACATGATTGCTCCAGCGATTGGCACGATCGCGCTACTTTAACGAAGGGGATTGACCCATGCCACGAAATGGATCCGGCACATACCAATTGCCAGCAGGCCAGCCAGTCGTTACTGGTACGGTCATCAGTTCGTCGACGTTCAACACGCTGACAAATGACATTTCCAATGCCCTGACGCAAAGCCTATCGAAGGACGGCCAAACCCCGGCGACCGCGAATTTGCCGATGGGCGGGTTCAAGCTAACCGGCTTGGCCAACGGCAGCGCTAGCACCGACAGCATCACCTATGGGCAGGTGCAGGGGCTCATTTCGGCCGACCGGAAAAGCCGGAACCGGATCATTAACGGCGGGTTCAACGTCGATCAGCGTTACAACGGGTTATCGCACACGATCACCGCTGGCGCCGCCTTGGCGTATGGGGTCGACCGCTGGTATGCGTATTCGACTGGCGCCAACGTCGCAGGGCAGCGGGGCAGCGCTTCGGGCCCAGGATTAGGCGCCTACACGATCACGGGCGCTGCGAGCGTGACCGGCGCCGGGGTAGGCCAGCGCATTGAGCGCGCCAACTCGTTTGACCTAGCCGGCTCAAGCGCCACGCTTAGCGTGTATTTGTCCAATTCGCTCCTGACGTCGGTCAGCTGGGCTCTGTACTACGCCAACACGAACGACACCTTCGGCACGCTGGCCTCGCCGACTCGAACGCTCATTTCAAACGGCACGTTCACCGTTACGCCGTCTCTTGCCCGTTACACCGCCACCGTCAGCGTGCCGGGGGCTGCCACCACTGGCCTCGAGCTCGTGCTGAGCGTCGGCGCACAGACCAGCGGTTTGTGGGTAATAGCGGGCGCGCAGCTTGAAAAGGGCACGGCGGTTTCAGACTTCGAGCAGCGGTCGATCGAGGAAACGACTGCCGAGTGTCAGCGCTATTATCAATCGACGCGCTACCTGAGCGGTTTTGACGCGCTTGTGATTACAGGCCAAGCGCTGACTACCACGCGAATTATTATTTCCGGTGTGACGTTCCCCGTCCGTATGCGCACGACGCCAACCGTCACCGTCTATTCTGGATCGTCTGGCAGCGGCAATGGCGCCGCCGGCTCGGTCGTCGCATATAACGCGATTAGCGTCGCGGTGGGGTCGTCGTTTGTCGTGAACACCCCGCAACCGCAAGGCTTTGGAAACCGGCTCGATACGTCCGTGGGAACACCGCTGACGGTTGGTGAATGGTACAGCTTTACCTACGTTGCAGACGCCGAGTTGTAAACGGGAAATTCTCCTAATTAATGATGCCAAGGGTTCGCATAAAATGGATGTTGTGATTGATTTTCAAGCCATCGTTAACGCAATCCTCGGCGCGCTCGTCACCGTCATCGCTTGGCTTGCCCGCGAATTGTGGGGCGCCGTCAAAGAGCTAAAGGCCGACCTTGGCAAATTGCGGGAAGACCTGCCACGAACTTACGTCCTGAAAGAGGATTACCGCAGGGACATCTACGATATGAAGGACATGCTCGCGAAAATCTGGGACAAACTTGACGGAAAGGCTGACAAATGACCCTCGGCGAGAAACAGCGCCTGTTCACCAGGCTTATTGGGAAACTCATCGAATACGCCTATGCCAGCGGCTATGAGCTCACGTTCGGCGACGCCTACCGCAGCCCGGAGCAGGCCAAGCTCAACGCCGCCGCCGGCAAAGGCATCGTCAACAGCTTGCACTGCGAGCGGCTGGCGATAGATCTAAACCTGTTCCGAAACGGCAAATACCTGACCGATTCCGCCGACTATAAACTGCTCGGCGAATACTGGGAGTCGCTTGGGCCGGACTGCGCTTGGGGCGGGCGGTTCAGCAAACCGGACGGCAACCACTTCTCAATCAAACACGCAGGCCGCTCGTGATCGGAGACCTGATCGCTGGCCTGCTCGGCAAGGTGCTTGACCGCGCGTGGCCGGACCCCGCGCAAAAAGCCGCCGCCGCTCAGGCGATTGCGGAGCTCCAGCAGGCCGGCGAGTTCAAGCGCCTCGATGTCGAGCTCGCGCAGCTGCAGATGCAGGCCGACATCAACAAGGCCGAGGCGGCCAGTGGCGACCCGTTCGCGTCGCGCTGGCGCCCGTTCATCGGATGGATCTGCGGGGCCGCATTTGGCTGGAACTTCGTTGGTCTCCCGGTGGCTCGCCTTTTGTGCGACCTATCCGGCAATCCGATTGCGATTGCGCCGGCCGACATGTCCGAAATGATGCCCGTGCTCCTTGGCCTTCTGGGCCTCGGCGGACTGCGAACGTATGAAAAGGTGGCAAAGAAATGATGCTGGCCATTGCCGTTTTTGCAGCGCTGGCCGACCGGATGCGCGGCGGCTTCCCGGAGCGCCGCTTCTGGGGCCGCGACATCGTCCGCATGGCCGCCTGGTACGCCAGTGGCGCGCTGGTCGCCATGCTCATCCGCCCCGACTGGTGGTGTCTGCTGGCCGGGATTTTGTTCGCGCAGGGCGACCGCCAGGACATGTCGGTAATGGCCGAGCTTATCCGCCCGGACGGGAAACGGCTGAAGGGATGGCTTGGCCAATTTCGCATAGGGTCCGTGTTTGCGGCCTGCACAGCGCCGATGCTGGCCGTGGATGTGGCCTACTGGCCAATGGTCGTGGCGTGCCTGCTAGCGCCTGCTGTGGGCGCTCTGGTGGCGCATCCGTTCCCGGGCAACCGATGGGCGTGGATGGAACTATGGCGCGGGTTTTTTGTGGCAGTTTTGACGGGGGCGATCCATGCAACGCAAATTTGACTCAAACCAACTGGCGCAAGCGCTTGGCAATTTTGGCCGGATGCCGATGCAGTCGGGCATGGGGCCGACTAGGCCGACCTCCGCGCAGGCCCAGCAGCCAGAGCCGCAGCCGTATGGCCCGGTATCGTTTGAGACTGCGCTGGGCGCTTTAGGGCCGTCGATGGATAACGGGCAGGTCTACACCAACCCGCAGGCGTTTCAGGGCTACCAGAGCGCCGCAAGAGCCGTCGGGGCCATGTATGGCATGCAACCGCGAGGATATTTCACGCGGGCCACGCCAGACGCTTTTGCGCCGACCCGTCCGCTGCCGCCAGGGTTCCAAATCCGGCGCTGATTTTGTGAAGCTGGAGACGCTTACAAATGCCGCAAAAGGCGTTGACACGAGAAGAGTGCGAAAAGGTCGTTCAGGTCGTGCGGGAATGCCTAGCTGAGGGATTCCTTTGGAACGCGCAGCCAGCGGCCATTCCCGAGGCCGCGCGACGTTTGGGGATCCAAGCCAAACAGGTTGAGCACCGCATCAAATCGGCTGCTAAACGCTTTAACATCGAAATGCCGACGCCTAGTAGCATGGCATCTATGAAAGTTACCGAGCGGCGCAAGATGTTGGATTTCGGCGATTCTCAGCGCCCACCTACGCTGCCGGATTTCCCCGATGACGACATCCCGATTGGCGAAATCATTGATTTGATGTGCCGCCGGTATGAACGCCGCGCCGAGCACAAATCGAGCAAGGCTTGGTTTCGCATCGAAATGCCTGACGATGGCCCTTTTGCCGTTATGTGGTGGGGCGACCCACACCTTGACTCAAATGGGACTAATTTCCCGCTGATCCGCGAGCACGCCGTTTTGGCGCAAACGCCGCACGTTTACTCTGTCAACATTGGTGACACGCTCGACAACTGGCCGCACGGGTCGCGGCTCATCAAACTCTATGCCGAATCTGACCAGTCGGTAGGCACCGCGCAGAAACTGGCGCGCTGGTTCATTCAATCGGCCGGCATTCGCTGGCTGGTTTGGCTGCAGGGCAACCATGACTCATGGGGCGGCCACACCACAACCGAGTTTCTGCGCGAGCTGGTCGGCAACCGGGTTGTCCTCGAAGACTGGGGCGCCAAGTTTGTCCTGGCGTGCCCTGGTGGCCATGAGTACCGCGTCTGGGCGTCGCACAACTTCCCCGGTCACTCGCAGTGGAACAGCCTGCATGGCCCACAGAAGGCAGCCTCGATGCGCGAGGAAGCTGACATTTACGTCTGCGGCCACACGCACAATTGGGCGATCCACAAAGAGGAAAACGCGCAGCGCGGGTTCACTTATTCGCTCATCCGCGCCAGAGGCTACAAGTACATTGACAGCTACGGCGAAAAGCTGGGCTATCCACCGCAGCAGCACGGCGCCAGCGTGGTGACGGTTTTTGTGCCCAAGCGAGGCCGGCATTACTCGTTTGAGCATGTCGACGACGGTTTAGAATTTATGCAGCAATTGAGGGCGGTGTATGAGCGAAATCATTGACCTCGACGCTCACCGCAGCAAACCGCCAGACCGGTGCATACTATCTTGCGCCTGTGGGTGTGGAATGTTCCGCCTGTTCGACGATGGGACGGTGGAATGCCTGAACTGCGGCGGCCTAGCGCAAAACCTGCGCGCTGATTTCAACGAGGACAACCTTTCCCCGGCATCGTGACCTCGAGCGCCACTGGCGCCGTTTCCGTGGCTTCTACGGCCTCCATCGCGCCGAATGTATCAACCAGCGCGCGTACCAGCTTGGCAAACTCAGGATCTGTCCGCAGCAGCGTTGCGACTGCGGGCAGCCTCTTGATGCTTTCCCAGGTCTGGCGATCAGCGGACTGATTTGTGCGTTGCATAGTTTTGAACCAGCCAAACGGTTTGCGAGTGCAGGCCTAACCGTCTCGCAATGCCGGCCTGCGTCAATTCTCGATACTGCAAAAGCAACTCGCATTTTTCATCATCGAGCGTGCGCAGCTGCTCCGCAATGCGTGCATGGCGCATCGGCAGTTTGTAATGGCCAATCCGTGCCCGCCAAATCGTCACAGTTCCGCAGTGGAGCCGTTTGGCTAACGCAGCATCGCTGTATTCGTCTCGCAGCCGACGTTTGATTGCGTTGCGCTGGTCAACCATTGCTCGGATCGAGCGAACTGTCTCCGCATCGAGCTTTGTATTGCCCGGCATCCGCTGTTTGCGCCGACTATTTGTTTCGGAGATAATCATCAGCGTTCCTCCTGTCCTCTCCCTTGCCCGGGCCGTCCCGGGCATTTTTTTATCTGATTCTAGGCAACGGATCGCGACGCTTCGCGAACCATTCCTCGTCTGATTCTCGCTCCCCGCCCAACGGGGTCCATTTGAGTGGCGAGGTGCTGGGGGCGTCGCGGATGATCGCCTTGGCCACTCTGGCCGACCACTGCGCCCACGTCTCCCCGTCCAGCTTCGGATAGCGGTCGCGCATGAACTGTGGGCGCCACTTCATCACCGCCATATCAGTCGAGCGCTTCGTTGCCTCCTTCCACTCCTCGATGTGACACGCTCTGCATTGTGGTCGCCCGAAGCCGTCAACGCCGAAAAACTCGCCGCCGCACTTGCATTTCATCGCCGCAGACGACTCCTGCCGCTTGAGGTCGCCAGATCCCTCGCGCACCTCTGCCTCGAAACGGAACTGGTTGAGATATGTGCTGACCATTGGCAGCGGCGCCACGAATTTATTTGGCACCCGTCGCGCGTTACGCCTGTTGTTAGCGTGCAGAGCATACCCGTGACGAACAGTTGACGAGAACCGGGCCTCGTCCTCCGGGATGCCTTCCTCTCGGCACCACTTCTTGCACGCCTTTTGCCAGGCCTCGAAAGCCTTGCGCTTCGAGCCCTTCGCCGTGACGTCCATGCGCTCGTCCTGACCGTACACGCTCCAGAATGCGTCGAAAGCGTCGCTATAGACCATTGATTGCCCCCTGCAGTTTTTTGCTTGGATATAGTCGGACAACCCGCCGATCAGTTTCCAGCGGTTTTGCGTCCGCCCAACCGTGCAGCCGCATGTGATTCATTATCCTAATCGCTGTTGATTCTCCGCAGCTGGCGTCGGCTAGGTAATGCTTGACCGAGGCACGCTTGTCGTTGCGAGTCAGCAGCCAGATCAGGCACACCACGGCATTTGGAATCGACGCTGGCGGGTCGATCAACTCGGCCACTTGGCGCAACTGTGCCCATGCGTTGCAGACGTTGTTGTTCATTCCTTCCCCCTTTCGCGGATTGCCGCGGCGCCTTCTGACAGTCTCCAAGCCGTGCTTCGGAGGGCATCGACAGGGCTGGTGCTGGGCTAGGCGCCCCCACATGTCGTTGATGTTCATTTGCACAACTCCTGCAGTTTCCTGAAGTTTTCTGGAGTTATTCCTCCATTCCTGAACCAGCCTCTAACCGTGTTATGCGAAACGCCGATGCGGCGCGAAATCGCCCATATCGAAAGCCCCAGAGACTCAGCCATTGCTCGAACGACGCCAGGCTCTATTGCTACTGCGGGCCGTCCGCAGTCGTCCGAGGTGTCACGCGGTGGCGGCATCCGCGCCGGCTGCTCACCGTCGAGGTTCCAGCGCACACGCCAAGCGCGGCGATGGAGCCCCTTTGCCTCAAGCCGGGCGGCCAGCGCCATCGCGACGCGGAACGATTTAGGATCCGGGAAATGCAGCCGATAGCTAGCGTCGCCCGCGACAGGGCCAGCGTGCGGGTCATACGAGGTACGACCCAGCCCAGACCCTGACGCAGACGGTTTGTGATGCGCTGGCATGAAGGCAACTAAAACGGCAGGTCGTCGTCGAGCTCGCCCCGGTCGTCATCCGTGCCGGGCTCTCTGTTGCGGCTCGAGCGTTTGTCCCCATTAGCCGGATAGCGAGGCTCTGACCCTTCGCTGCGCTCCGACTTTCCGCCCAGCAAGTCGAGACTGTGGACCCGCACCTCCGTGATGCTGCGGGTCTCGCCGTCCTTGACGTACTCCCGAATCTGCAATTCGCCGCTAATGGCGATTTGAGACCCCTTTCTGCAGTACTGGTCGACTATTCCGGCGAGTTTGTCCCAAAAAACGAGGCGCACCCACGTGGTCTGCTCTTCGCCGCCTTTGATCCGTTTGCCGACCGCCAGGGTCGCGTTGACTACAGGCGTGCCGCCCTGCGTGTTGCGGGTTTCGGGGTCGCGGCCAAGGCGGCCGATTAGGTGAACGGTGTTCATGTTTCCTCCTGCTGTTTCGGTGCGGACATGGTTTTGAGTGCGAAATCCCAGCATTTCAGCAGCGTTTCAAACGCTGTGCAGACCTGCAGGACATCGCCCCTCGTTTCGTCGTCCATCAGCGACATTTTGTTTTTGAGGCGCTCGCACGCCTCGATGGTTTTGCGGTCGTGGTCGGTCATAGCTACCTCATGTAACGGTTATAAAGTCGTTCGACGCGCGCAGCGTTGCGCACGGTGATCTGTTGCTTGCCCAGCTGCAGCCCGCGCCCTTTTTGCCCGAGCTCGCGGGCAATGCGCAGCTTGGTGAAGCCCTCCTCGAGGAGGAGCGCGACGAGGCGCCAGGTCGGTTTTGCCGATACCAGCGCGCCGTCTTCGCGGCAAGCTGGCGTCACGGCCAGAATCTTTCGCTCGGTGCGGGCGCGGATTCTGGTTTTCTCTCCGCGCGCAATCTGCTGTATGACGGAGCACGCAACGTCGCTTGCCGCGCGGACGGCATCCCTGCCCACGCCCTTCTTGCGCAGCGCTAGCAGGTGCTGGCGCGCTTTGGTGGCGTCGACAATGCCATTCCAGTCGCCGGCTTTTCTGGCGGCACTGCGCTGGCGCTCGTAACCGCTGTTGGCGGTGCGGCACTGGTAGCACCGGCACCCAGCCATGTACTGCAGGCGCGTCCCGCAGCCGCGACTGAGTTCGCCGTGAGTCTTCAGGCCGTTCAGCGCGGGCATGACGAGTCCTCGACGCGAATAAAGGTTCCAGCGGGAGACATCGGCAACGGTGCCCAGTGCGAAACCTCGGCCAGCGGCATACCGTCCAAGTCGCGCCATTGTCCGTCGAACGTCGCCACCCACGCCTCGCCCTTCATCGCCACGAGCACCGGGTCGTCGTCTTCCGGAAGCCCATACGTGACGGGCGTCCAGCGCAACAAGACATTTGCGGGCTCTTCATACCTGATCATGACGCTTCCTCCGCAGCGTGCTCTCGACGTTGTCGACGAGGTCAAGAAACCCGTATACCTCTCGGTCGAGGCGCTCGTACGCCTCCTGCGACATGTTGTGCCGGACGATGTGCAGGTCCATGCCGCTGTGCGTGAGCCGTGGGTCATAAATGGCCACGTCGCACCAGTCTCGCTCAAGAATCCACATCTGCCACTCGACCTGCGGCACGTAGTCGCTGATGTCATCGGTTGCCCAGATTCTAGCAATGCGTGCCTGGTCAAACGGGCATTTGATTTCCAGCAGCCCATCCGTGCCAATCAATCCATCCGGAGAGGCGCCGGCCTGCATCTTATCGTGCAGCGCGAACCCCATCTGGTCGACCAGTACGCCAGTCCGGGCTTCGTAGGCTGCGCGAGCTTCGGGCTCAAGTTCTGAGCCCCGAGACATGGCGACGGTCACTGCCTTGTCGATCGCGCTGCCGTTGACTCGCTCGAACGCGAGTTCAATGGCGTAATCCTGCGCCGCTTTCGCCCACGTCCCGGTTTTCAGTTTTGCCAGCGCATCCGCTGCCCGGCTGGCGGTGGCAACACCGAGCCGAGCACGCAGCCATTCGGCAGTCCCCTGTTCGCAGTCTATGATTCTCATTCGGCCACCTCCTGCGCCGCCTGTGACGCGCTCAGGCGCGTTTTGGCCGAGTCCTTCTCTTCAGCCAGCGCTTTGCGGGCGTCGGCGCTCAGGTCGCGCCAGATTGCGCCCAGCTCGGACAGGCTCCCGGCGTCGCGCAGTGCCTGGCGGGCGTCGACGTACCGTTCCGGGTCCGCCTTGCGGCTGGTGACCGGGGTGGGCCTGCCAGCGTGTTGGGCGCTGTTGCCGTCGTCATCCTCCTGCGCAACCGCAGCCATCGCGGCGAGGCTGTAGCGGCGCAGGTAAGTGGTGGCCGCACCGATGCCCTGCGCATCGACCTTGGCCGGCACGCAAGACGAGCAGCTGCTGACCCAGCCGCCATCCTTGTGGCAAAAAACGGTCGAGACCGACACCGTTGAGCCGTCGAAGCCGGTCGACTGCATGATCGCGATGCCGTGGCGGGCAAGAACCGGGCGCACGGTGTTCAGGACTTCTGCGAGGTCGGCATACTTTGACCGGAAGGCCGGGTTAACCGACCCTTTCGTTGCGTTCTCAATCTCCGCCTGAGCCGTGGCCAGAGCGGCCATCAGCTGCGGGTTCGCGTTTGTCATATCCATGGTGTTCCCCTAAATGTCTGCAGGCTGGTTGGATTCCCAGACCAGTTCTGACCAATTGTCGTCAATGTGGTTATCAATCTGCTCCTGCGCGTAGCGGTGCGCATGGTTGAGCAGCTGCCGGCCGAGGTTGGCCAGCGCCAGTTCGCGCGGCACCACTGCGGCGCCAGCTTTGGTCAGGTCGCTGCGGATTGCCTGCTGGAGAGCGGCGACGAACGACGCCAGGTTCTGCTCGTGCTCGGGCCGGCATTCCACCAGGCCGACCAGCATGTGGTAGACGCTGTCCTCTTGGTCGAAGTAGTCGGCCAGCGCGTCGGCCTGTTCGCTCGGACGGATGGCGTCCAAGCAGTTTCTGTTCTCGTCGAAACGAATTCCTGCGATGCAGTGCATGATGTCCTCCTAGTTCAGTTGCGAATAAAGACGCCCGACGTATTCGAGCGCCCACATGTAGGCCGAGAAAGCAGTCCCGGCGAGCAGCCATATGACGGCTACCGAGACGATGGCCTCGGCAGCTGTCATGGGCCGTTTGCGCACCGCCATCGGGCGGCGCTGGATGTAACGGTTGGGTCCGTAGTCGTCCATTTGCTCTCCAGTGTATTGAGGCGGGATTGCCTGCTACGGGTTAAATGCTATTCCACCGAAAATGGAATTGCAACAGCCTTGATATTTTTTTTATTGCAGTATCTGTTGCGGGCTGCTTGGCCAGTTGCTATAAGGGTTCCGGGCGATGCGGAACGTCGGTGGTCGCCTAGGGTTTCAACCTCGATACACGAGCAGGCCAGATCGAGGGCGGTGGGCTGAGTCTAGCGCCGGGTGGTAGTCGGGAAACCGATGCAAGGCTGGACAGCGCGATGCGACGGATCGGCTCCGATGGGCAGGTTCTCGGGCGCAGGCGAAACTGTAGGGAAACTTACGGTATAGGCTGCGCTCGCTCAGGATCTCACCAATGGGCAGGGGTTAAGAGAGAACATCTGGGGATAACATGGATACGGTAGAGGATCAGAAAAAACGCCGGCAGCGGCCATTGCACGCCAGCCCTGAGCGGGCCTTGCAATACTGGGTCGACGTTGTCGGTATGAAGCAAACAGACATCTGCAGGGCAGCAGGCATTCGCCCGCCGAAACTCAACGACATGCTGCACGGTCGCCGCCCATTCGATGACCAGCTGCTTGACTGGTTAGGGTTTGAACGAGTCGTAATTTACCGACGCAAAAGGAGTCCCCCCGATGCCTAAAAAAAATGGCCCATCCCTGTCTGTTGGCCGAGGCGAGAAACTGCCCGTGTCGCGCGGTGCGGGCCTGACCGAAAAGGGCCGGGAAAAGTACAACCGGGAGACTGGCAGCAATCTGAAGGCTCCAGCACCAAACCCGAAAACGGCTGCCGATAAGGCCCGGAAGGATTCGTTCTGCGCCAGAATGGGCGCGGTGGCATCAAAAGCGGAAAATGGCGAACGCGCAAAGGCTGCGCTCAGGAGATGGAAATGCCCTTGAAAAAATCTGCGTCTGAAAAGGCGTTCAAGCAGAACATCAAGACCGAAATCAAGTCTGGCAAACCGCCAAAACAGGCCGTGGCCATTGCCTACTCTGTCAAACGCGAGGCAAAGAAAAAATGAAGGGAAGCAAACCCGGCCTGTACGCCAACATCAACGCCAAGCGCGAACGCATCGAGGCCGGCAGCGGCGAGAAAATGCGCAAGCCGGGCAGCCCTGGCGCACCCAGCGCAAAGGCCTTCAAGGAATCGGCAAAAACACCGGCAAAGCCAGCGTCAAAAAAGTGACGGAAATCACGCTTGCGCTGCCTTGGCCGCCATCGGCTAACCAGTGCTACCGGCTGATTCGCTCCGGCAAATTGATGGGCCGCGTGCTGATGTCTGCGGAGGGGCGGGCCTACCGCAAGGCCGTGGACGCCGTCGTTCGGCAGGCTAAAGGCCGGATGTGCTGGGCAACGCGGTTGCGGGTCGAGATTCTTGCATATCCGCCAGACCGGCGGGCGCGCGACATCGATAACCTGTTCAAGGCGGTCCTAGATGCGCTGCAGGCCAGCGGCGTTTTCCTCAATGACGCGCAAATCGACCAGCTAGAAATCATGCGTGGGGAACCGGTAAAGGGCGGTTCGATCGTGGCGCGCGTCGAGCAGCTGCACCAGCCCGCTTCGTGGCGCAAGGCTCTGGGGGACGACCCGTGAAAAACCGCGAGATGCACGACGTGCTGGCGTTTGTGATGGCGCAGCTGCGCACGGAAATCGAATCGGCTGACAAACAGGAGAGCAGGACCGCATGGTTGAACAACTCGCTGTTGCATTTGATCGAGGCCAGGCACGCCTTGGACCGCGCAGGAGCGCAAACGTGGGCACGAGAGAGCTAGAGCGCGGCCATGGGCGCCTACGGAACTGGGCCGACTGGGCACTGGCGTACAGCGCACGCACCGGGTATCCGCAGGCCAGCGCCTTCGCGAGACTGTACCGGCCAGAGGCTGGAGACGTCTGGGACGGCATCGAGCCCGACGAGGCCAGAACCGTGGCCGACGAGTCCGATGCGGAACAGGTCGAGCGGTTTGTGCGCAGGTTGCCACTGGCGAACCGCCGGGTCGTCATGTCGTTCTACATCGGCCGGGAGTCGCCTGTGGTAGCCGCTCGCCGATTCGGCCATTCCCGGGAGCGTTTCTACATCCTGCTCGATGAAGCTGCGGCTTGGTGCGGCGAGGTGACGTGATTGCTTGCAAGCCGGCTTCATTCGGCTACAATTAGTCCGGGGCGAAGCTATGCCCGAAATCTGCCGGCCATGTGCCGGTTTTTTTGTTTCTGGGCTGGGCTACCCCGGCTACAGGAGGCTGCGCAAACAGCGCAGAGTTGCGCATGGGCGGAAAAACCAAAACCAGCGGGCAGGGTAGGCCGAAGGGCGTACCCAACCGCAACACGCAGGCCGTGAAGGACATGATCCTCGAGGCTTTGTCAAAAAAGGGCGGCGCCGACTATCTGGCCCGTCAGGCCGATGAAAACCCGGCTGCCTTCATGACTCTTGTGGGAAAAGTTCTGCCGCTGCAGGTCACTGGTGACGGCGGTGGCGCGCTAGCAGTGACATGGCTGCCGCCCAGCGAGTCATAACGATCCCATATTCGCCCCGCCGCGCGTTCCTGCCGCTCCACAGGCGGTCCCAGCGCTGGGCTGTAGTGGTTGCCCACCGCCGAGCCGGCAAGACGGTGGCGTGCATCAATGAACTGATTGCGAAGGCCATTCAAAAGCCGGGTGGCCGGTTCGCGTATGTCGCGCCGTTCTTTCGCCAGGCTAAGGCGGTGGCGTGGGATTACCTCAAAACGTTTTCTCGCCCGCTGCCGGGGCTGAGCATCAATGAGGCTGAGCTTCGGGTTGATTTCCCAAACGGCGCGCGCATCCAGTTGTTCGGCGCAGACAATGCTGACGCGCTGCGAGGGCTCGGCTTCGACGGGCTGGTGGCTGACGAATACGGCGACTGGAAACCCTCGGTTTGGGGCTACGTCATTCGCCCCGCGCTGGCCGACAAGTCCGGCTGGGCGATCGTCATAGGAACGCCCAAAGGCCGGAACAGTTTCTACGAGCTGTACCGCGACGCGAAAGCCAGCCCCGACTGGTTCGCTGCCGAGATCAAGGCCAGCGAGTCCGGCCTGCTGCCCGCTGCTGAACTCGACGCACTGCGTACTGAGTTGACCGACGACGCGTGGCGCCAAGAAATGGAATGCGACTTCGACGCCGCACTCCCGGGCGCCATATTTGGCAAGGAGCTGTACGAGCTGGAGAACTCCGGGCGGTTGCGGACCGGGCTCTACGACCCAGCGCTTCCCGTACATGCGGTACTCGATTTGGGTTATAGCGACGACACCGCTATCTGGTGGTTTCAGGCCCGCAACGAGCTGCGTTTGATCGACTGCTATTCGTCGAACGGTATGCCGATCGCGCATTACAACGACGTTTTGCAGGCCAAGCGCTGGAAATACGGCGAATGGCTTTGGCTGCCACACGACGCCAGGGCCAAGTCGCTGCAGACTGGTCGCAGCATCGAGGAGCAGTTCCGTAGCCTCGGCTGGAAGCCGCGCATTGTCCCTGAACTTGGGCTGGTCGACGGCATACAGGCCGCGCGCCTGACGCTGGCCGACGCGCAGGCAGACGAGGCGTGCCGTGAAGGCCTCGACGCGCTGAAGCAGTACCAGCGCGAGTTCGACGAGGACAAAAAGTGCTTCAGGGACCGACCACGGCATGATTGGACGTCGCACTACGCCGACGCCTTCCGCTATGCCTGTTTGGTCTGGCGCGAGGAAATGAAACCGAAATCGGCGCCAGCTGCGCGGTTTCCTGAGCATCGAACGATCAACGAAATGATTCGCCGGCAAACACGTCGCCGGCTTGAGGATGCATAAATGCCGGCCGGAATAGATCCGCAGGACATTTTCCAGAACGGGCAGTGGTACAGCCGCGGAGGCTTGCCTATCGTCCCGCAGATGCTGTCTCTGTCCAGTGTTCCCGTTGGCATTGGGTCGTCCGGTTCGGTGGCCGCAAACGGCGCAGTGACGTTAACCACCGCCATGGCTCTGACGTACCCCAGCATCTGGCTGTACTTCCCCGCCGGCGCTTTGTTCGCCGCCAGTTCGGCGGGTTTCTACTATTGCACCATGTCGTCAACGACTGCGGCGCAGGCCTACAACATTCGGCTGACCTCTGGCGCGCCCTACTTGCCGTCCGCTGCTGATTTGGCTGCAGGCGCAATTGTTGCTGCTGGTCCTGGGGCATATACGCAGACGACATCTACGCAGCTGGACGCGATTACCATTAGCATCCCCGGCGGAACGATGGGGCCGAATGGAATGCTCATGCTCACAAACGAAGCGACAGCCCCATCCAACGCGAACGCCAAGGCTATCTGGCACACGTTCGGCGGTTCGTCGTTGTCAAACGTGACCCTCATCAACACATCGACGGTTGCCAGGCTTAAGAAGGTGGTGGCGAACCGTGGCGTACAGAACCAGCAGTATGTGAGCCCATTAAACAGCCAAATCGTGGCAACCGGAGCTCCAACTCTGCTGACGGTGGATTCGTCCGTTGCGCAAAACATCGTCACGCGCGTCCAGCTAACGGTGGCAACCGATTATCTGGTTATTGAAAGCCAGCTGCTCGAAGCGTTGCCGGCCTAGAATGGAACCCGTCGAACTCGAAAAAGTCACCGACCTCGGCACGTCGCCGCAGGCGGTGGCGCGCCGCTGGAAGCTGGAGCTGAAGCTGGCGGCCAAGCGCGAGGAAGCGTGGCGCAAAAAGGCGCGCGACGTTTGCGAGTTATACACGCCGGACAACCCGGTTGCGAATTCGTTCAACATCCTCTGGACCAACACCGAGACCCTGCGCCAAGCCGTCTACAACTCGCTGCCGCAGCCGCAGGTTCGCCGCCGGTACAACGACGAGGACATGGTCGGTCAGGCCGTCTCGCAGGTTCTGCAGCGTTCGCTGGAGTTCTGTCAGGAGGCCTATGATTTTGATGGCGTGATCAAGGGCGACGTGCTTGCCATGCTGCTCCCGGGCCGCGCGGTGTCCCGCGTCCGCTATGTTCCTAGCCTTCGCCAGATGCCCGCAGAACAGCCGGAGTCCGAGGGCGAGGACTACGAGGCTGAAGACGAGGATGAGGGCGAGGACAGCGCAGAAGCCACGGTTGAGGAGGGCGAGGAAGTCGACTGGGAACAGGTCGTCGTCGAGCGCGTCCAGTGGGACGATTTTCGCTGCTCCGATGGTCGGGTGTGGGACGATGTTTGTTGGGTGGCGTTCCGCCATCACCTGAGCCGCGACGAGCTTGAGGACAAGTTCGGCGACGTCGGGATGCGCGTGCCGCTGAACTCAGTGGCCGACGATGACGTCAAGGCCTACGAAATGGAGGCGCTTTTCCGCACCGCCGAGGTGTGGGAAATCTGGGACCGCGACGAAAAGGAAGTCATCTGGATTGCCCAGGGCTACCCGGTCCCGCTCAAGGTTCAGGACGACCCGCTCGGCCTGCAGGGCTTTTACCCATGCCCGCGCCCGCTCTACGCCATCGAGCAGCACGACACGCTGGTGCCGTCTACGCTGTTCTCGCAGTACGAGCAGCAGGCGCGAGAACTGAACCGCATCAGCCGGCGCATCAACAGTCTGGTCGAGGCGCTGCGTGTTCGTGGCATTTATGACGCGACGCTGACGGAACTCAGCGAGCTGATGAAGGCCGGCGACAACGAATTAGTGCCGGCAGCGAACGTGACCGCTCTGCTTGAGCGTGGCGGTCTCGACAAGGCCATCTGGTTCATGCCGATGCAGGTGGCGGCTGGCGTGCTCCAGCAGTTGTATGCGCAGCGTGAGCAGTGCAAGGCGGTGATTTACGAGATTACCGGGATTGCCGACATCATGCGGTCGGCGACCAACCCAGCCGAGACTTTCGGCGCGCAGCGGCTCAAAACGCAGTGGGGAACCCAGCGTCTGCAGCGGCTGCAACGCGAAACGCAGCGCTACATCCGCGACATTTTGCGCCTGAAGGCAGAAATCATTGCCGAAAAGTTCCAGCCGGAAACGCTGAAACAAATGACGCTGGTGGATTTGCCCACGGACGCCGATGTGCAGCGCGAACTGGCGCAGCAGATGCAGCAGTACCAGATGGCTGCCATGCAGGCTGCGCAACAGGGCCAGCCGCCGCCCCCGCCGCCGCAGCCGCCTCAGGTCGTGACGTGGGAGCTTGCGATCGAGACGATGCGCAATGACTCCGCCAGGACCTATCGCATTGACATCGAGACCGACAGCACGCTGGGCGCCTCGCAGGATGAAGACGTTGCCGGGATTGCGCAGCTGATGGGCGGCGTTTCGCAGCTGATTCAGGGCCTCGGTCCAGCGGTTGCATCTGGCATGATGCCGAGCGAAGCGGTCAAGGAAATCGTCATGGCGGCGGTCCGGCGCGCTCGCATGGGCAGTGCCGTTGAGATGGCGCTGTCGAAAATGCAGCCCCCGGCGCCTCCGCAGGACAACGCAGGGCAGGCTGAGCAACAGAAACTGCAGATGCAGGCCGAGCAGCACGCTGCAGAGTTGCAACAGCAGGCGCAGCTTGAGCAGATGAAGGCGCAGCTCTCGATCCAGACCGAACAGGCCAAGCAGCAGGCGCAGGCCGAGCAGGCGGCGCAGGAAAACGAACTGCAGGCTCAGCGCGAACTGCAGAAACAGCAGCTGCAGGCCGAGCTGGACCAGCGCAAGGCGGAACTCGACGCCATGGCCACGCAACAGCAGATGGAGTTTGAGCGATGGAAATCGGAGCTGGAAGCGTCTACGCGGATAGTTATAGCAGAGATTGGCGCGGGCTCGCGCGGCGATGGGATGACGGAGCCAATGCGTCCGACGACCAGCTATCTGGGGTCGATGGTGGGCGACGCCGTGAAGGCTGCGAATGCCGAGGTTGTCGGTGCGCTGGGCCAGCAGATGGCGATACAGGCGCAGCAGAACGCCGCCAGCGTCGCCGCGATGATTGAAGGCCTTAGCAGGCTGGTCGAAGGCATGAATCGCCCGAAACGCATTGTGCGTGGCCCTGACGGGCGGGCGCTGGGGGTTGAGTAGTGGCTGACAACGTAGGTTATACGCCAGGGTCCGGCGCAATCGTTGCGGCTGATGACATTGGTGGCGTGCTGCACCAGCGCGTCAAATTGGCGCTCGGCGCAGACGGCACCAACGACGGCGACCTGTCAGCCACCAACCCGATGCCGGTGACGGGCAGCGTTGCCGTAACGACCGCGACCCCTCTCGACGTCACTGCCAGTACGCCGCTCGAGGTCACTGCCAGCACGCCGCTTGATGTCGACGTCACCAACGTGGTCGAGGCGACGATTCCCAATGGCGAATTGATCGAGGCCCTTGAGGCCATGCGAATGGCCGTGCATTCGCTGACGCGCTCCATTGGCCAGACGATGCCAGACGTCGCCGGCAGAATGCGAATCGCGCTCGACGCCATCTCCGCCTCGCTGACACTGGCCACGGTCACGACAGTGGGCACGGTGACGACCGTCACAACGTGCTCGACATTGACCAACCAGACGCAGCTGGGCGGCAACCCGGCATTTGAACAAATCCCGGCGCTGATGCGCCTTGGCGCGGACAGCCTGCGCCGAAACATTGTGGTGAGCTAATGGCAACGACAAACGGCAATCGCGCGATTCTTGACCTCAAGCGTT